TGGCTTGAATATGAACGTAGGCTTACGGAGTAGGTGTTTCTTCATCTATGCCCCAATCCTCTACAGCGCTCACGTTCAGTGCCTTGATAAATCCATCATCAACCTTTTCCATGTCCTTAGGCTGCTCCGGTAATGGTTCTCTCATGTTTAGGTACTGTTTTGATAACCATATCGCCACCGGCGCCGACTTTGCCGACAGTTTGAACAGGTTGCGCCTTAGGCTGATTTTTCCACCTTGAGAGAACATTTTAAAAACCTCGGGAAACCGTTCGCCATAGGTTTCTTTGCAGTAGTCCCGTATCTTGTCACATGAGCAGTTAAACCAGCCCGCTATTTCTTCCTCAGTGCATTGTAGTTTGCATAATCCTTCAAATTGCTTCTGATCTATCTGTATCTTTGGGCGCCCGCCCTTGTTCTTCTTCGGCTCTGCTTTATTCTTTACTTCTTCATTCTTCTTCATTGTTTCACCACCTTAAAACGGTTGATTGCAGTATATGTATTCGTTTACCTTCTTGCTGTTTGTGGTTGCCCCTATAAGGCTTGCCACTGCTTTGACTTTCTTCTTGCAGAAGCTATCGTCTGATATTTCATAGCTTGAGAAGTATACAGGGTACGGTCTTGTTTTCGCCCATTCATAAAATTCTTTGCTGTTGAAATCCGTATTGTAGTCTTTACATCGTCCTTTGCTGGTATCCTCATATGGAACATCACAGTAAACTACATCGCCATCTCTGTATACATAATCCTTATAAGATATGTTAGTGACTTCTAACCGCTGTAATGCTTCTAACCGCTGTAATGCTTCTAACCGCTGTAATGCTTGGAGTGCTTGAATGCTTTGCAATAGTTCCGGGTGCGCTGTCTTGTGCTTTTCCCTTTCTTCCAGCATTTTGCACAGGTGCACGTATGCCATGCGTCTGTCCGTTAGGCTTTCGTCAAGTAACGCATGGCAAGCGGTCTGCTTCAGCTTTTCTGTTTCCTCGCTCCATAGGTAGCCTTTGGCTGGTGAGTTGCCGAAACTCCAAATATATGCAACGTATGCATCTGTATCCTTCAGCTGTTCAAATTCTTCCCTTGTGATAACTCGGCGCTCATCGTGGTACTTTCCGTTGATTGCGTCCATGAACAGCCCTGTTATAAGCGGATTGATGTCATTGTACAGCTGACTTTCCCACTTACCCGAAAGCATAGCGCAGTGAGTAATTGCACCGCCACCGCCGAACAGATCAACGAGTCTTTTACCTTCGGGCAGTACAGATATGATCTTGTCCGCAATGCGTGACTTGTTCCCCTGGTACGGTACTCCGTAACGTGTTTCTAGTTTATCAACGTCCTCGATTTCTTCGACTTCTTCGCTTGGCTCGCTTTCCGCTTCTTCTCCGCTGAATACGTCCTCGAATCCGAAATCTGCCATGTCTACGTTGAAATCATCATCGTTTAATAACTCCGCTAATTCATCGTTGAGCATTTCCACGTCAAAATCTGTGTTCATGGTCAACTTGTTATGTACTAACGTATATGCTCTGCGTTCTGCGTCACTCATGTGATCTAGGCGGATAACAGGCACTTCTTCGATGCCCAACTCCTGCGCTGCAATCATGCGCCCATGCCCTTCTACGATTGTATTGTTCGGACCGTAAATTCCCAGCGGATCGTTGAACCCAAAGTTTTCGATTGATTCCTTGATCTGGTCTATTTGCTCCCTTGTGTGTTCTTTCGCATTTCCCACGTAGGCAGTCAATTCCTTGATGGGGATATACTCAATTTTTAATCGTTCCATATTTCTCCACAAACACCAATAGAGCGCACGATCTCGGCGCCCTTTTTGATGTGTCTATAATGTTTTTAGAGGTAATTCTTAACATACTTTATTATACCATAGTATACGGTTTTCCTCAATTATTTGCATCTTTTTGCTGGTCTTGTGTTGACATATCACACAATATAGCGTAATATATAACCATGAGGAGCAAACAAAACAACATTTTAGGAGGAGATCATCATGACAGAATTAAACATTTTTGAAAAACTTAAGGAAGCATTTGAAACTTCAACCCACAACACAAACCGCTTCGCAGATGCCCTTGCATCAATCAAGTGGGATACCACTTACACCGCAGACGGTGAGCAGTATTTTGAACTTGGCGGGTTCACCTTTACAACACCTTCACTTGACCCGTTCAACTGCCCTTGGGAGTGCACCGCATTCTTTTCTGACAATTCAATGCTTTCATTCAAATAAGCGCTTCGGCGCTTTTTTTATTGCACCAATTTGCAGACGTGCTATAATAGTAACCGGGTTATCATTTAGATTTTCTCCTTACATTTCTATATTTTTAACCTTTGAATATTTACCCCTCAGAAAAGGACCTCACCCATTCCGGTGAAGTCCTTTTCTTTTTCTAGTAATGATCTACTAGCAAGATGCACAGCGCCATAAATACCACTGTTCCGAATATCGCATTCATTCGTTGCTCCTTTCCAGCGCTTCCCGTTTGTGCGCTTCCTGGAGCCTATCATATACCCTTTTAAGCGCTGCAGGCATTCTATTTGATCTGATAAAAAACTCTCCCCCATCTACTCGCATGATAACGATGTAGCTGTGATATACGTTTTCTAATCTGCATACATAAAAATGCTTAAGTTCCATTTCCTCTATGTGCTTCGCTATTTCTTCGGCTGTGTTTGCCCTAAACGGTACTCCTACCTCGCCATTCCCTAAAATTCTAAATAATTTATACATGATTTTCTCCTTTCCGTTTGCTGGTTCCCATTAAATGCCTAACTCTTTAAGGGTGTATTTAACATAAGGCTTCATGCCTGTATACATTTCCTTGCAAGTATCATCAAAAGGTGGCAATTCAACAACGCTGTCATCTAATTCAATCACAATTCTGCATTTAAATGCTTCCAAGTTGAATCTGCGTTTATATATATGTTTAACGCTTTTTCTAAATGGCTTGATAACATTAGAAAGGTATTTCTTTTCGATGTCATCAAGAATATGAGGATCATATTCTTCCAGAAGCCATTTATTGTATTGATCTATGCATCTGTCTGCCCCTTTTTTGTTTTTGTAATAGTTGGTTAAAAATTCGTGCCAGCCTTCACTTGCTCTGTTTCCGGCAACGTAATACTCGAAATTTATCATAGATTCCCCTTTCATTTTGATGCCACATCGTCAAGGCTTATAAAACTCATCTCGTCCTTTGCCAGCTTGCGGACGGTTGCGCCGATTAAGCGCCTTGCATACTTTTCTGCAATCTTCTTGTTTCTTGCATAGTTCCTGTAGATGAGTTCGCCATCTCTGCTATAACATTCCACCATGTAAACCACTCTAATCATTTTCGCTTTCTCCTTTTCTGTATCCGCCTTTGATGTGATCTCCGGCGGTTGATTTTTATTTTTTTAAACTCTTGTAGTATTCCTTGCTTGCATCGTTGATCCAAACATTTACAACGTGCTTGAAATCCGGATAGATGAAATCTAAAGTTTCTTTTAAATTTTCAAGAGTCTTAAGAGTTTCATCATCCTGGTATACTAACCAGTTTGTATAGACACCTTCGAAATATGTTCTGCACTCTGCTAATGTTTTCATGATTTTCTCCTTTGTTGTTCGCTGTTCTTTATGGTTATATATTACACTATATCGTGATATATGTCAACACTTCCGCAATAAAAAAATGAGAAGATTTTCATCTTCCCATTCCTTCCGTAAACTTCTGTATTTCGTAGGCTGTCGGCTTGCAGCCGAACTCGTCCATTTTGTCGAGTAGCCATCCGATATATTCCGCCTGTGCTTCTAATCGCTTTTCCTTGTCCTCAAGCGCTTTGTCTTGTATCTGTATGGTCGAGATCAGCATATCTCGGCTTAGTAATTGCAGTCTTTTTAAGTCTTGCATCTGTTTCAAATCCTCTGCACGTAATCCGCCCATCATATTGCAGACGGTCAGCCAGGCACTTCACCCGTCCACATTTCCGCCATTGGCATACTTGGCAGATCGGCAGGTATTTTTCCTTTTCTCGTAGCGTTTCCGCCATTTGCTCATAGGTTTCCATATTCCATCAGTTCCATGTATTGTG